GCCAGGTGCAGCGCATCCAGGACGCCGCCAATACCGGCGTGCCAATGCCCGCCAAGGACATGGCCGGGTTTCTCGCCCAGCACATGCTCGGTGCCGCACCCGGCGGGTCGCTAAGCAGCGGGCTGCGGATCGGTCGGACGGCCGCGGGCGCCGAGGAAACGGCCGGCGCCCGCTTCAGCATAGAGCGCGATCCGCATTTTGAGCCGGATACAGACTATCCGATCGGCGACAACGAGCAGCGCCGGTACATCGCCAAAGCGGGAAAGGAGGAAATCGGGTCGGTAGCAACAGCGGCACCGGACAGCGCCAACATCCTCTGGGCAATGGACTCAAGGGTAGCGCCAAACTGGCGCCGCCAAGGCGTGGCCAGCGCGCTCTATCAGTTCGCGGAATCCGATACCGGCCGACCATTCGTCCCCAGCGTCGATATGACTGAGGACGCGATCGGCTTTTGGATGAAGCGCCTACAAGACATGCCTGAAGCCGAGGCCAAGGAAAGACTGTCTCAGGCGCTCTCGTTTCAGAACCAGATTTTCGACCCAGACTTTTTTGAAGGGGTGGGCGGATCAGCCATCGATGATTTAATAGACCGATACAGCGAAACCGGGCGGGCGGTTCCGAAATTTGCCGAGGGCGGCCCGGTCACCGAGACCGGGCTCGCCATGGTGCACGAAGGCGAGTACGTCGTCCCGGCCGACCAGAGCTCGCTGTGGGGCGACTTCCAGCAATACCTGACGCGCTCCTGGCAGCACCTGAAGGAAGGTGCGAGTGGCATCGGGCAGGCCTTTGTCGGCACCGCGCAGGGCTACAACGCGCAAGTCCAAGGCATTCAGGACGCCGCCAATACCGGCGTGCCACTGCCGGCCGAGGACATGGCCGGGTTTGTCGCTCAGCACATGCTCGGCGGCGCACCCGCCAACTCACTGTCGTCGGGCATTCGTGCATTCCACGGCTCGCCCTACGATTTTGACGCGTTTGACGCCTCGAAGATCGGCACCGGCGAGGGCGCGCAGGCCCGTGGCCACGGCCTCTATTTCGCGGAGGCAGAGCCGGTTGCGCTAGAGTATAAAAACAGGTTGGCGGGAAAAGCGCCGCCGACCATAGACCGTGCGCCGCTGGGTGAGCTGGAGGACTGGCAGTCCAAAGAACTGGACGCGATCGAAAGCTCCCTCAATCGAGAGACCAGCGCGTGGGGCCCTATCGGTCTTCAAGCCAAGGTCGCGGAGCGTCGCGCCGGCGGCGATCAACGCACTGCCGATTGGCTGCGCCAGATCGGGCCGCAACTGCAGACGGCTCCGAGTAAAGGCCGCATGTACGAGGTCGGCATCAATGCCGAGCCCGAGCATTTTGTCGATTGGGATAAGCCACTCACTGATCAACCGCAGATCGCGCAGAAGCTGCTCGATGCCGGTGTGCTACAACACCCACAGCCGCCGGCATGGCTAGATGTCGGCCAAGGCGCCAGTTGGTTCCGAACCGAGAGTCCTAGTAATTGGTGGGGATTGGTTACTCCCGATCAAGGACAGTTTATCGGTTGGCTGAAAAATCGCTCAGAGCCCCTCGGCAGATATGCGTCGATCGACGAAGCCCGCGCCGCAGTAGAAGGCGGATTGCCGCAGGAGCATCGGCAGGAACTGTCAGCGCCTCTGGCCGCCGGTCGCTCGACCTATGGGATGCGCGGCGAAGATGTGATTGCTGCTGCTGTCGGGCGGTCAGATTTTGGTCCGAAGGGCGCGCAACAACTCAGTGACGCCGGCATTCCCGGGGCCCGCTTTTTCGATCAGTTCTCGCGCGGCATAGCGACCCCAGCCAAACGGGCTTATGTCGAAGACCTTCGTCGAGCTTATGAAGATTTCGCCGCTCGACCGCCCACGAGGTCGGAGGACCAAGCGGGCTTTCAGGCGGCGCTGCAAATTCGCAGGCAAGAGCTCGAGCGCGCCGAGGCCGAACTGCAACGGCCTACGACGAGCAATTACGTGGTCTTTGACGACAAGCTGGTCGACATCCTGCGCAAGTACGGCATTGCCGGCGTCATTGGCGGCGGTGGTGCAGCGGCATTGGCCGGTGGCAATGCGCAAGCCGGTAGCATCCCGCAATTTGCCGAAGGCGGTCCGGTTAACGAGACCGGGCTCGCCATGGTGCACCAAGGCGAGTACGTCGTCCCGGCCGATCAGGTCAATGACGGGTTCCTCGCCGGCATTGCGAACGACTTCAAGGATTTCGCTGCCCATCCACTTGAGCACGTCAAAGGTCAACTGCGCGGCATCGGACAGGCCTTTGTCGGCACCGCGCAGGGCTATCTCGGCCAGGAGCAGCGCATTCAGGACGCCGCCACTACCGGCGTGCCACTGCCGCCGCAGGAAACCGCTGGGTTCCTCGCTCAGCACCTGCTTGGGGCGGCACCCGGCGGCTCGCTCAGTGCCGGGTTGCGGATCGGCAAAACCGCGGCCAGCGGCGAGGAAGCGGCAGCGGATGCCTTTACCGTTGAACGCGCCGAGCCTCCCGGCAGGTATGTTGCGAAGAGCGGCGATCAAACCGTTGGCCACGCAATGTTCGCATTGCGGGACGACGCAAACATTGCGTATGCGCGACAGACCGAAGTGGACCCGGCATTTCGTCGCCAGGGTGTCGCGACGTCGATCTATGACTTTGCGCAGAGCGACCTGGGCGAACGCCGCATCGTGCCGAGCAATGATATGTCGGACGATGCGATCAAATTCTGGACGAACCGCCTTGCTGCAATGCCCGAGGCGGAAAGCTCGCAGACCCTCTCTCTGGCGCGCCGGGCGTTTAGCGAGCGACACCAGGGATTTGAAGAGCCGCTCGACAAGCTTGCCGCTTCGCTGCAGCAAGCGCGCAGGGGCGCTGCCGGTGGCGAGCGGCCGTGGTGGGACACCAGCCACCTCGATGCTGAAGGCGTGCGCAATGCGTTGTTCGGGACCGCAGCGCCCGAGACCGCGCCGAGCCAGGCCGCAGCGGCGCCCACCGGTGCGGAGAGTGCCGCAGCGGAGGCGGTGCGTGCCTATGCCGTAGAAGGAAAAGCCTTCGACATCAATGCCGCCTTGCGCGCGGGCACGCCTCTTACCGATGAGCACCGTGCTCTGGTAGAGCAGTTGGATACGGCCATCGCGCAGGCACCGCGGTCCGAGCGCAAGACTATGCTCTACCGCGGCTTTGGTGATTTGCCGAAGGCCCCTGCTGTTGGCGATCTGATCCCGCATGCCGGGTTCAGCTCGACGAGCACCAATGAGGGCATTGCCGACATATTTGCCGGTGAAGACCAGACGCAGCGGTGGATGGCGTCGATCAGGGTTCCAGGCGGAACGCCGATGGTCAACGTCGACAAGATGCTCGGCACAGATCAGCAATCGCTTGCCCCGATCAGTGAGCACATCCTGCCGCGCGGCACCGGTTTACGCGTCTCTGAGGTAGACCCAGACTCGCGCACCTTTCGGGCGGCGCCTGAAATACCGTCTGAGCCGCCGGCATTGCCGGCGCCGGGCATTCGCGCGTTTCACGGCTCGCCGCACGATTTTGACGCGTTCGACATCTCGAAGATCGGCACCGGGGCGGATAGGCAGCACCAGGGGCACGGACTGTATTTCGCCGAGAACGAAGAACACGCGGATTTCTGGCGTTCGTTTGCTGCGCCAGGCCCGCGTTGGACATACGCCGGGAAAGAGACACCAGCAACAGATTACCTTAGCGAATATAGCGACGAAGCGCTCGACGTGCACCCTGCCGATTACTTGGCAGAGGTCACTGACCACTTACAGCAATGGGTGGCCTCATATCCGCCGGGTGCGCCAGAGTTCGAGCTGCTGAACGAGCTAAAGAGCTTCGACCCGGAGCTTTTGCAGCTGGATCCCGGCCAAGGCCATATGTACGAGTCCCGTATCAAGGCCGCGCCGGAAGACTTCCTGCAGTGGTACGAGCCTCTCAGTAAGCAGCCCGGTATTCTGCAAAGAGCAACCGGTGCTGGGCTTCTGAAAGAGCCAGCGCCTCCGGGCATGACGGGAGCGGAGTTCTATAGCGCTCTCGATGTCGATCCCGCTGCAGCCTCAGCCCGACTGAGAGAAGCCGGCATTCCCGGCATCCGCTATCCGCAGCTGGACCGGTTGCTCCCCGGTCATGGCACCAGCAATTACGTCGTCTTTGACGACAAGCTGGTCGACATCCTGCGCAAGTACGGGCTCGCCGGGCTCGTCGCCGGCGGTGGTGCGGCCGCCGGTGCCGGGCTGTCATCGGGCAACGAGCCACCGCATTTCGCCGAAGGCGGCCCGGTCACCGAGACCGGGCTCGCCATGGTGCACCAAGGCGAGTACGTCGTCCCGGCCGATCAGGTCAATGACGGGTTCCTCGCCGGCATAGCGAACGACTTCAAGGATTTCGCTGCCCGTCCACTCGAGCACGTCAAAGGTCAACTGCGCGGCATTGGCGATCTGTTCCGCCCCAAATCCCGGTTCGAGGCGGCCTATGACGCGCTGCCACCCGAAGGGCGTGCGCAACGGGCAACCGCACCGATCCCGCCGATGCCCGAGAGCTTTGAGCAGTTTTACGGCCAGCCGGCGCCCGCCGCACCCTTTGGCGGCGAAGGCTCTCGCACACGCGAGCACGAGGCTGCCTCTAGGGAGGCGGCACCCACATCGGCCGCTCCCGGCCTCGGCACCACCGCACCCGCCGCCACCGGCGGATCGACATGGACCTTCGTTGGGCCCGGCGCGACCGGGGTCATGTTCTACCCGAGCGGCGGGATCCCGCAGCTGGCTGAAGGCGGCACCGTCGACCAGACCGGGCTTGCCGTGGTTCACCAGGGCGAGATCGTCATCCCGCCCGACCTCCTCGAGCAATCGGCCACTGCGCTAATTCCGCCGGCGGCCTCCGCCACGGCGCCGCTCCCGCCCAAGGAGCCTTCAGCCACTGCACCGCTGCCGGTCGACATCAGAGAGATTGCCGGCGGCATCCTGACGCGGCCGGCCACGACGTCGGGCGGCGGGTTACCGATATCCGCTGCAGCTCCCCCCTCTGCAAAGGCTCCGGGACCCGCCGCCCCGACAACCGGGCTCGGCACCGCGCTCGGCGATTTTAGCGCCAGCACGAACCTCAATCGCGGCGAGCCGACGAGCCCCGAATTCGCCGCCTATGGCAAGGCCAACGAGCTCGGGCCGGCCTATCGCGGGCTCACCGAGGACCAGATCCGCCAGCTCCTCGAGCAGAAGGCCACCGCACCGATCCCGCCGGCGCCCGAGACCTTTGAGCAGTTTTACGGTCAGCCGCCGAAGCCGCCGCCGGAAACCTTCGAGCAGTTTTACGGGAACCCGGCCACGCCGCCGGACCCCGCAACCCAGCAGAACACGCAGGCGACGCAGGACAACACCCAGGCGGTACGGGACAACACCCAAGCCAAGCAGTCGGCACCCGCACCCGCCTCGAGCGGTGGCGCTGGGGCCGCTCCGGCGGGCGCTGATAGCGGTTCCTCGGGCGGCGGTCTGCTGGGGCTGCTGGGGCCATTACTCGCGATCGGCGGACTTGCTGCCTCGGCGGGGCTGTTCAATCGGCGCGGCGGCACGGCGGCGTCTTCGACACCCGGCACGGTCTTCACCAAGGGCGGCATCACCACCGAGACGCAAGGCTCGGTGCGCCCGGCGCTGAGCCCGGTCAACCCGAGCCCGAACCTGTCCTTTCTGCCCGCGGCGATCGCCGGCATCAGCGCGCTCGGCGCCTTGTCGAAACTGTTCGGCGGCGGCGGCTCGGGTGGCGGGCTGTTTGGCGGGCTCTTTGGCGGCGGCGGCAAAGGATCGGCGGAGTCGCTCGGTGCCGCGACGCAATCAAACACCCAGGCGACGCAACAAAACACCCAGGCGCTGCAAGCCAAGACCGGTTCGCTGGGCGGTGGTGGCGTGCCCGGGCTGGGCAGCACCAACACCCCGACCGGGGCGGGCGGTGACAACACGTTTTTCATCCCGGGCACCGATCAAGCGCTGGCCGGCGGCGGCGCCGCGAGCTTCTCGCTCGCCTCCTCGAGCATCAGCGATCTGACCACCGCGGTCGGCGGTCTCGCGCCGGCGGCGCAGAGTGCGACGAGCTCGACCGCCAATCTCGGCTCGACCCTGCTGTCGGCGCTGAGCGGTATCGGCGGTCTGGTTGGCGGCAGCGGGGGCGGCGGGGGCGGCGGCGGCGGGGGTGGCGGCTTTGGTTTTATCGGCACGATCTTCAGCCTGATCGGCGGCCTGTTCGGCCTCGAAAAGGGCGGCGTCATCCCCTCGGCCGCGGGCGGCATGCTGGTCGGTGCCAACGGTGCCGTACCCGACGGCAAGGGCGGCCGCCTGATCGTCGCGCACCCGCAGGAGATGGTCCTGCCGGCCCGCGAAGCCCGCGGCCTCTCCAACCTGCTCGACAGCTTCCAGGCGGCTCCGCCGGCGAACGAGGGCGGTCTCGGCCGGATCCTCAGCGCCAGGATGATGGTGCCGCCGCCGCATTTCGCGCAGGGCGCCTGGGAACTCGACCGCGACATGCTGGGTCTGCTGCACCAGGGCGAGCAGATCGTCCCGTCGAGCTATGCCGAAGGCCTGCGCCGGGCGGCGGGCGGCGGGCCGGCGAGCTCGGGCCCGTCGGTCACCTATGGCGACACCCACGTCCACCTCTCGGCGATCGACAGCCGCTCCGGTGCGCAGTTCCTGATGGCGCACTCGGACACCATCGCCAAGAGCTTCTTCAAGGCGCATCGCGGCAACAGCCCGTACACGCCCGGAGGCTGAGCGATGTCGCAGCGCGTTTACCCGGTCTTCCGGGGTCTTGCTTACAGCATCACCAAAACCCCGAATTGGGGCTCGCGCATGCAGCGCGCGGTCAGTGGCCGCACTCTGCGCACCAGCGACTACGTCAACCCGGTGTGGACCTTCAAACTGATCTACGCCGTATTGCACGACTTCGCGTGGTGCTCGTACACCAGCCCGACCGAGCTGCGCACGATGATGGATTTCTTCAATTCATCGGGCGGCGCGTTCGATGCGTTTTTGCTCGACGATCCGAGCGACGACACGGTCACCGGGCAAACGCTGCCGGCAGCCGTCAGCACGGTCGCCACCGTCTCGATCAACAACGCGGGCAGCGGCTACAACGTCGGTGATCAGGTCTACCTGACCGGCGGCACCTTTACCGCACAGGCCGCCTGGACGGTGGCCGGACAGACCGGCGGCGGCGGTGTGACCGCGTTGAGCTCGCCGCCGCTCAACCCCGGTGCCTACTCGATCGTACCGGGCACCAGCGCCATTCCGACCACGACCAATGGTTCCGGCGACGGGACGCTGACCCTCAATGTGACCTGGACCACGACCGTGCAACTGGTGCGGCAACTGGTGCCGGGCGGCTTTGCCGAGGCGATCATCGCGCCCAACACCGTCAGCAACCTCTATTACAACGCCGTGGCGCAGGTCGGCTGGACGGTCGACAACACGACCGGGTTGATCACACTGCCGAGCCCGTTCTTCTCGACGCAGCCGACCATCTCGGCCGACTTCACCTATTACTTCCGGGTCTACTTCCCCGACGCGCTCGACTTCGAGCAATTCCTTCACGGCTATTACGAGATCCGCCAGGTCAAGCTGACCTCGGTCGTGCTCTAGGGGTCCGCGCGATGAGACCTGTCACCGACGCGCTGGCGACCCTGCTGGCCTCGTGGGGGCCCGACGTCGACATCAAGATGGCGGACCTTTACACCTTTACCTTGCAGGGCGGCGAGATCCTGCACTATTCGGGCATTCAAACGGCACTCAGCGCGCCGGCGCCGAACACCGACTCTCCGCTCTTCTACTTCGCGCTCGGGCCACCGATCGAGCGCACCAAGATCACCGAGAAGATCGGGCTCGACGTCGGCACGATCGACGTCACCGTCTATGCTGGGCCTAATGACCTGCTGGCGCTCGGCGGCTCATTGAGCTGGCAGGCGGCACTGCACGCCGGCCTCTTCGACGGTGCGACGTGCGAGGTGTGGCGCGCCTATTTCGTACCGCCTTCGACCACCGTCACCGGCACGATCGAACGGTTTTATGGCCGGGTCGGCGATGTCGAGATCGGCCGCACCAAGACCAAGATCCACGTCAACAGCCTGACCGATTTCCTGACCGTGCAAATGCCGCGGCGCCTGTTCATGGCGGGCTGCAACCTGATCTTTGGCGAGCCCGGTGTGGGCATGTGCAGCTACGACCGGGTCAATGGCAAGAACGCGCTCGGCACGTCAACCGGGATCGGCCAGCAGACGATCACCTGCAGTGCCGGCTCCAACCAAAATCTCATCTACACGACATTCGTGCCGAGCGTCGCCGGCTCCTACGACAACGGCACGATCATCTGTACCAGTGGACAGAACGCCGGCTACTCGCGGACCATCGGCCGGCTCGATCCGTCGTTCAATCCACTCCCGGCGATCTATTTCCTGAAGCCCTGGGTCTTCCCGGTGGTCGCCGGCACTGACCAGTTCAACCTGTTGCCCGGCTGCGACCACACGCTGCCGACCTGCACAAACGTCTTTAAGAACCAGCTGCGGTACGGCGGCTTTCCCGATATTCCGCCTCCGGAAACCGCGATTTAAGGCGGCGCCGGCTTCGGCCATCCCCAGCTCCCTCCAGATAAGGCATTCGTAATATGGTAATGATGCTGGCGCCGCCGGGTCTTACGGCTGGCTCATCGGTCAAGGTGTTGTCGGGCGCGACTTATACCGTCGACAGCAACCTCTATGTCTCGGTCAGTTCGCAGTTCGACGCGGTCAACCTGCAGAACATGGGGTTCACGCAGGCGATCGGTCGCAACAATTTCACCGCCACCGCCGATCCGGCGGTCGGCAACGACACGACCCAGGATTATGCGCCGGGCTCGGTGTGGATCAACACCACAGCCTCGCCCAATCGTGCCTGGGTCTGCGTGAGCGCCACCGGGGGTGCTGCGGTGTGGTTGCAGACCTCGATCGGTGCGCTGATCGCGACTGCCAACTCGGCGACACTGACCGGTTTGACCCTCACCGGGCTGCTCACCCGCTCGGCGGCCACCGCAGTCACCGCATTCTCTGGCGGCGGACAGGCGAGTGCGACGCAGCTCACCACCGAATTAAGCAACATCACGACCGCGACCGCGGCCGCGTCACCTTACGACAGCGCCAAGCTGCAACCGGCAGCGGCAGGCCTGACGCAGATTGTGTTCAACACTGCGGGCCACCCGGCGGCGTTGTTCCCCAGCGGCTCGGACGCGATCGTGCTCAACGGCACCAATTTTGGCGCGTCCAACAGCATCGTGGTCCCAGTCAACTTTGTCTTCATCGGCTGGTGCGTCGCGAGCGGCACCTGGACCGGGCTGCTGTTTGGTTTGGCTGGCGACCTTAGCGGTCTCGGACCGACCGTCAACTATGCTTACAAGACCAACACTGCCACCTCGGGCACGACCCTGACCGGTGCGAACATCTCGGGCGGGCTCCAGGAAGTCGTGCTCAACATGACCGGCACGATGGGCGGCGACAGCAACGCGCAATTGCCGACCGTCGCCAATCTGGTCGCGCAACTCGCGAATGTGATCAACGGCGCCGTCTACAAGCTGCGGATCATCAATTCGAGCTCGGCCAACCACGTGTGGACGGTCACCACCAACACCGGCTGGACATTGAACGGCACGATGACGATTGGCCAGAACACCTGGCGCGACTTCCAGCTCACGCTTACCTCGAGCTCAGCCGCGGCGCTGCAGGCGACCGGCACCGGCACCTTCTCGTAATGAGTACGCAAGCCGCCAGGCGGCGCCGGGCGCAAGCCATTCTGCGCCGGCCCAAGGGGCTCCGCGCCCGATACCGCACCAGCAGTGCTGCCGCCGGCAACACCTTTGCCGGCAGGATCGCGAAGACCGCAGCCGGCAAGAAGAAGTGAGCCGGCTTTGTCTGATCTCGATCCGCAGCGCCAGGCGATCATCGCCGAAGCCAAGACCTGGATTGGCACGCGGTTTCACCACATGGCCTCCCTCAAGGGTGCCGGCTGCGACTGTCTCGGACTGATTTACGGCGTCTACCGCGCGGTCGGCCTCGTCGGCGAAATCAAGATCCCGTTCTACCGGCCCGATCAGTTCCGGCACCGCAGCGAGGAGACCTATCTCGCAGGCCTGCTCGAATACGGCCACGAGGTCGACTGCCCTGAGCCCGGCGATATCGCGCTGTTCAAATATGGCCGGCTCTATTGGCACGGCGGCATCGTCGTCGAGTGGCCGAAGCTGATCCACGCCTTTGCCGACCGCGGCGAGGTGTGCTGGGGCGATGGCGAGAACGGCCGCTTGGCGCAGCACCGGCCGGTCAAATTCCTCTCTGCCTTCTGACCCGCGGGCGGTGCCATGAGCCTGTTCCGCCCGCAGACGCCGTTCCTGCAGAACAACGCGTGGCAGAACCAGGCGCTCAACGCGCTGCGTTACAACACCAGCCAGCTCGGCTCGGTGTTGCCGTTGATCTACGGCACCGTTCGCCAGCAGGTGAACCTGATCTCGCTCGGCAACTATATGGGGCCGAACGGCGGCGGCAAGAAAGGCAAGGGTCGAGGAGCGTTGCCACTCGGCGGCACCAACACCGTGCAGGGCAAGGGCGGCGGCGGTGGCAAGAAAGGCGGCGGCAAGAAAGGCAACCAGGACTTCACGGTCGACGTCGCCTTTGCGATGTGCCAGGGGCCGATCACGCCCAACTCCGCGAACCTCGTCTTTGCCAATGCCCAGGTCGAAGCGTTCAGCGCCACCGGGCTCCACTTCTATGCCGGCAGCGATGGCCAGGCCGGCGACCCGACATTCAACGGCATCGGCTCGGGGATCAATTACTCGGGGACGTGCTGGATCACCGGCACCCCGATGGATCTCGGCACGAGCCCGACGATCCCGAACCTCGGCTTTGAGCTCAGCGGTTTGCTCTACGACACCGGCGGAGGTGACGCCAACCCCGGTAACGTGATCACCGATTTTCTGACCAACGCGCGCTATGGCTGTGGCTTTCCGGCGGCCAATCTCGACGACCTGATCACCCCCGGCAACTCGGTCGCCAATTACTGCACGGCCTTTGGTCTGTTCATCTCGGTGTCATTGGAGGGCCAGCAGCGCGCCGCGCAATGGCTCGATGGTCTGTGCCGCTTGCTCAATGTGGTGCCGGTCTGCTCGGGCAGCCTGCTCAAATTCATTCCGCGCGGCGACCTCTCGCTAGGCTCGTTCACCCCCAACCTGACGCCGGTCTATGCCCTGACAGACCACGACTTTATGCCGTGGCATCCGCACCAGGATGGCGCCGAGCCGGAGGTCGGGCAGGACGATCCGATCGTCGTCACGCGTACCAACCCGGCCGATGCGTTCAACTGGTTCACGATCGAATACCTCGACCGCGCCAACTTCTACAATGCGACACCTCTGCTCGTTTACGACCAGGCGGCGATCGACGCCTATGGGCTGCGCATCGGCGACAGCCTGCCCGGCAAGTGCTTTGCCAATGCCCACGCAGCACAGGTCTCGGCGCAGCTGATCCTGCAACGCGCGCAATTCATCCGCGACCTCTACAAGTTTCAAATCGGCTGGGACAAGGCGCTGCTCGAGGTCATGGACATCGTGACCCTGACCGGCAGTCTCGGCGACTCCTACCTCGTCAACGAGGCAGTGCGGGTCATCCAGATCGAGGAGAACGACAACGGCGATCTGACGGTCGAGGCCGAGCCAGTGGTGGTGGGCACCGGCAATGCGTCGGTGGCGACCTCGGGCGGCGGCGGCGGCGGTGGCGGTGGCGGACTTCCGACGCCCGGCTGGACGGGGCTCGAAGAGAATGTCTGCTTCCTATGCGATTCTCTTAACGAAATCCATCAATCTGCCGCTTGCGTCCCTGGTCCACCGGTGGGCATGGAGACCGGCTGCTCTTTCGTTGACGCGGTCTCCATCACGCCAGGTCATATCGCGGTCGCCGGCGTCACTACACCCAACCCCTGTGTGGTGCTTGTCAATGTCATTTACGGCCAGTCGGGCCAAACCGGCTTCGTCGGCGGCATCCAATACGACCCCGACCCACAGATAGCGGCGATCAACAGCCCGGTCTTGGGCGCTTACCAGCGCCGCGGTTTTCAAGTCATGTATCCGAGCCAGTGCCCGCAGCATAGTGCGATAGATTATCCTTGCGTCTACAAGCAGGAACTGTGGTGGGCACCCGCACCCGCCGGTGTGACCAACGAGGTCGTCACCGTCGCGATGAGCAGTCCGGTCAAACTGTTCTGGATGGGCGTGCTCGCGGTGTGGGGCTTCAGCGCTGCCGGCGTCATGAAGCCGTGGGGTGCGAATGCGACGATCTACGGCGCCAACTGGAGCACCGACGGCGAGATTGTCCATATTGACCATGTCTACACCAGTGCCGCTGGCGACACGTCGCTGCGCTTCGCGGCGCAGCTCGGCGACCTTCCTGGTGTTGAGTATCCCGGTGGCTACGTCGACGGTTATTTCTATGCCAACCCGTCCCCTCCGCCGGTTAGTTTCAGCAGTGGCTTTCCCGACCCTGCTTTGATGCTCGGTCAATCGCCCGACTTTATCGGCACCTCACCGGGCAGCACCGGCACAGGCAGCGGCACCTTTGATGGCACGGTCGCGGTACTAGGGGTCGAGATCAGCTACGGCGGCGGCTCCTTCACACCGCCGCGGCAGATCAATCAATACAGCGGCAATGTGTTCCCGCAGTCGGCGCAAGGATACCCGTGGCCGTTGTGGATGATCATGGCAGACGCGCTGCACTACTCGTAAAGGATCGGTAGCCCGCCATGAGCCTGTTCCGTCCGCACACGCCGTTCCTGCAGAACAACGCGTGGCAGAACCAGGCGCTCAACGCGCTGCGTTACAACACCAGCCAGCTCGGCTCGGTGTTGCCGTTGATCTACGGCACCGTTCGCCAGCAGGTGAACCTGATCTCGCTCGGCAACTATATGGGGCCGAACGGCGGCGGCAAGAAAGGCAAGGGTCGAGGAGCGTTGCCACTCGGCGGCACCAACACCGTGCAGGGCAAGGGCGGCGGCGGTGGCAAGAAAGGCGGCGGCAAGAAAGGCAACCAGGACTTCACGGTCGACGTCGCCTTTGCCATGTGCCAAGGGCCGATCACGTTCAACTCCGCGAACCTCGTCTTTGCCAATGCCCAGGTCGAGGCGTTCAGTGCGACCGGGCTGCATTTTAATGGCGGCGGCGACGGCCAAGCTGGCGACCCGACATTCAACGGCATCGGCTCGGGCATCAATTACTCGGGGACATGCTGGATCACCGGCACGCCGATGGATCTCGGCACGAGTCCGACGATCCCCAACCTCGGCTTTGAGCTCAACGGCCTCCTCTACAACACTGGCGGACCGAACTTCCCGGTCGACGCCAACCCCGGTAACGTGATCACCGATTTTTTGACCAACGCGCGCTATGGCTGTGGCTTTCCGGCGGCCAATCTCGACGACCTGATCACCCCCGGCAACTCGGTCCACAATTACTGCGCGGTGTTTGGTCTGTTGATCTCGGTGTCGTTGGAGGGCCAGCAGCGCGCCGCGCAATGGCTCGACGGTCTGTGCCGCTTGCTCAACGTGGTGCCGGTGTGTTCCGGCAGCCTGCTCAAATTCATTCCGCGCGGCGACCTGGAATTTTCGGACAACGATTCGATCTACCTCCCCAACCTGACGCCGGTCTATGCGCTGACCGACGAGGACTTCCTGCCGTGGCACCCGCATCAGGATGGTGCCGACCCGGAGGTCGGGCAGGATGATCCGATCATCGTCACCCGCACCAACCCGGCCGATGCGTTCAACTGGTTCACGATCGAGTACCTCGACCGCGCCAACTTCTACAATCCGACCCCGCTGATCGTCTATGACCAGGCGGCGATCGACGCCTATGGGCTGCGCATCGGCGACAGCCTGCCCGGCAAATGCTTTGCCAATGCCCACTCGGCGCAGGTCTCGGCGCAGCTGGTCTTGCAGCGCGCGCAATATATCCGCGACCTCTACAAGTTTCAGATCGGCTGGAACAAGGCGCTGCTCGAGGTCATGGATATCGTGCTGCTGACCGGCAGTGCCGGCGATGCCTACCTGGTCAACGAGGCGGTGCGCGTCCTGCAGATCGAGGAGAACGACAACGGTGATCTGACGGTCGAGGCCGAGCCGGTGATGGTGGGCGCCGGCAGTGCGTCGGTGGCGACCTCGGGCGGCGGCGGCGGCGGTGGCGGTGGCGGACTGCCGCCAGCGGCGTTTCATGTTGTTAATGGTGATTGGGGCGGCTGGGGAATTGGCGCTCCCCAGGCCGCGGCAATCTACCCTTTCACTTACACCGGCATCGGCTTCGGCATTGCTCCCTGGACTGTTTCGACGACCTACCCGTCGGTGGTCATCGTCTTCATTGCTTATGGCCAATACGACAACGACGGTGTGCCCTACCCCGGGTACGACGAGGATCCCACGATCATCTCGGTCGCCGGCACGAACGGTCTGACCTATCAGCGCCGCTTTGCGACGATCATGTACCCGGAATACACTGATCACTGCTGCAACTCTCGGCTGTTCCTCGAAATGTGGTGGGCGCCGGCACCCACGGCATTGACCGACGAGCTCGTGACCTGCACGTTCAGCAGCTACACGATCCTCTCGACGATCAATGTTGCCGCCTGTGAGGGGTTCAGCGCCGCCGGTGTGGCGAACCCGTGGGACAGCAATGCGACGATCACCGGCTCGGATTGGAACACCGACCCGGCGGGTCCTGTGGTAGCCGATCACATGTACACCGGTCATTCCTATGGTGTGCTGCTGCAAGCCGGCGTGCTCTATCCGATGAAGAATTTCCCACCCATGGTGGGCTACGACTACAGCGGCATTGGTCTCAACGTTGCGCCGTTTGCCGATCCCGGGGGTGGCGGGTTGATAGGGAGTGCGCCGCAATCTTTCGCGTTCGCTTCCGGCCTCAAAGAGGAGGGCTTGCCCGCCGGTGCAATGATGTTCCAGGCCTGCGGCGTGATCTACAACACAAAACTGATCAACAATGCCGCCGGCGATCTCAGTCTCGGTCTGGGCTCACTCTACACCTTTTTCAGCGGGCCGGGTGTGTGGCCGGAATGGACGCTGCTCGCCGACGCCATCTGGTATCACTAAGGCGGTAGGACATGGCGCTGCCACCGGTTTTCCCCAGCGGTGTCGCGACCGCGTTCCTTTATCCGCGGCAGACCACCAGCACCGGCACGGGCATCGGGTCGCAAACCCAAGCCGATCCCGGCAACACCAACCCGCCGATCATCTTTGAGCCGCCAAGCGCGCTGTCGGGCGGCGATTTGGAAGTGTGGATCATCGCCACCGGCATGAACGCCAACTGGGGTGGCTGCCAGGTCTGGGCCAGCGTCGACAACACCGGCTATGCGCGGATCGGCACGATCCTCCTCGGCGGCATCCAGGGTCTTTTGACCGCGACTTTCCCGTATCATGCGGACCCCGACAGCACCAACGCGCTGAAAGTCGATCTGACGCTGAGCAACGGCACTTTGGTCGCCGGCACCACGACCGACGCCGATGACTTCCTGACGCTGTGCTATTGCGACGGCGAGCTGATCGCCTACAGCGCGGCGACCCTGACCAGTTCTTTCCACTACACCCTCGACACTTACATCCGCCGCGGATGCTATGGCTCGACGATCGGCGGTCACCTCGCCGGCAAGCAATTCGGCCGCATCCTCGGCTCGACCTTTGTGCAGAAGTATCCGAGTAACCTGATCGGCAAGACGCTGTATTTCAAATTTCCCGCGTTCAATACCTACGGCGCGTCGTTGCAAGACCTCTCCACCTGCGTGGCTTACCAATTTACGCTGACCGGCAGCAGCGCCGCGAACACGCTCAATTGGTATCAGTCGTTCTCGGTCGGCAGCACCTTTCGCGACATGGTGCTCGATCCGTGGGACAGCAATTACGAGGTCTTTGATGTCGAGGCGCCGCAGCCGCTGAGTTTTCCCGCCAATTTTGCCGGCAGCCCGACGCCGGGGTGTGAGGTGGCGCCGGCCGGCGATGTCACCCTGACGTTCCAGAGGATCCACGGCACGACGCGGCTGACCGAGGGCACAATGACGATAGCAGCCAGTGCGACGACCGGCAGCTATTCGTCAGGCGCCTTCACGTTGCCGACCGGTGACCGGCTGCGTTGCTACGCGCCATTTGCGGTCGACACGACCATGGCCGGCGTCTTTGGGACAATCGTCGGCAAACAGGGCGGCAGCGGTGCCCGGTTCCCTATTCTGGAATTGGAGTCGGTAGGCTTTGGCACCGCGCCGGTGATCATTGCCGACACGGAAACCTCTGCCAATGCGATCGTCAACATTCTGGCGACGTACAGCGACGGCTCGACTTTTACCAATGCCGGCGGCAACCAGATAAACTGGGACGGTGCTAGCGCGGCGGCGGTCGGCGGCTTTTTAGACCCGACCTATTACAACAGCGGTCCTTTCGTCACGCTGTGGAGCGTCGATACCATCAGCGCCGTCCCCAATCAGTCGGCAGCGACAACGTACAATCTCAACCTTGTCGCGACCAGCGGCACCGCGGGCGACGCGAGCTCGACGACCCCGATTACGATCGAGCTCATCCCGGCGATCAGCTTTAGCCCGGCATCGCTGTCGTTTGGTTCGCAGACCGTTGGCACTTCGAGTGCGTCGCAGTCGATCATCGCGACCAATGTAGGCAACGTGACGATGCCGATCACGATCAGCCTGGCCGGCACCAATCCCGGCGATTACTCGCAGACCAACACCTCGGGCGGGTCGCTTGCACCAAGCGCCTCGTGCACGATCCACGTGACCTTTACGCCGACCGCGACCGGGTCGCGACCCGCCACGGTCAAGATCACCGACACCGGCAACGGCTACATCTATCAGGCCGCGCTCTCTGGCACCGGCACCTGATTGTCGCTTGGGAGGGACCGCGATGGCTGTGATCTTCCTCGAAGGCTTTGACAAATATGGCGCCGTCGGCAGCGTCGCCGCCAATGTCGAAGCCAATCTCACCGCTGAATGGACCACCGCAACCAACACGATCACGACCGTCGCCGGATTGAGCTCGACCGGGTCTGCGGTGTTGCTGGGCAGCTCTGGGACTTTGACCAAGACGCTCGCCAGCAATTACTCGCGACTGATCGGCGGCCTGCGCTTTTCGGATACATTGGTTGCGCAAGCGGTGCTGATGCAGTTTCGCGACGGTAGCACCGCGCAGTGCTCGATCACGCTGGAAACGACCGGTGTCATCGAACTGCGCACCGGCGGTAGTGCCGGCACGGCGTTGGCGACGGGGGGCTCGGTCTCGGCCAACTCGACGCACTTCCTCGAATGGGACATCACCTTCGGCAGCTCGTCCTCGTATCAGGTCTGGCTCGACGGCGTGTCGCTGTTCAGTGGAACCGGCAACACCCGAGGCGGCACGTCGAACAACTACGCCAATGCCA